CTCACGCCCGGCCTTTCTCGCTTCCTCTTCTCTTTCGTATTGCTTTTTCTTTAGGTAGTCGGTGATAATCATCATTGCACGGTCAACGTTGAAAGTGTGGACCACAAACGTATAGGTTGATTCACTACCACCACTACCGAAGACTATTCTCGATTCAATTTGGTAGAACTTCTTTTCATCCGGCTTTTCATCTTCTTCATTGTCACCTTCTACATTCAAGTTTTTTTCTTCCCAATCAAGAGGTAAAGTATCAATCTTACGTTCTTTCAAAGTGTCAGTAAGGATGATACAAGTATCGAACTCTTTCACCATGACAATAGTAAAGCCGAAAGAGTAATTGAGTTCTATGTAGTCTTTGAGGATAAGCAAGGCTGTATCAAGCGTACTGGCGTAGAATAGAAACTTATGCTTCTTATCTTTGATTTTAGCCTGTGCGATATAAGGATGAAGGTAAGTACTTGGCTGTTCTTGGGCGATACGTTTCTGATTGCTCACCTCTACCTCTTTGATTCCATCAGCTTCCATACTAAAGCGAATTTGTGCCAATCGATCTTGGTCGATTAAATCGCCACGCTCAAATAAGACTTCGTTTCGTTCGATTGATACGACTTGTCCCGTATCTTCGTCTACAAAGTCTTCAGTCCACGTTTTTAGGACACGTTTTGCAAGATACATATTGAGCATCTTGTGAGGATCGGATGTTATATAGCGTTCCTCATTTTTCTTGGTTTCTATCATGGCTTATATTTATTGATTGTTGAGAGAATATCTTCAATAGGTAAAGACACCGCTGTTTTGCCTGGTTCTTCGTATTCTTTCAAATACTCATAAGCTTCAGGAAATTGTTCTTTTGCTCTTTTAAATGTCCTCAAAGAAAGAAGGGCTGATACAATTGAATTGTAAGTCTTTTCTTTTTCATCGTTTAGTTTATCAATCTTTATCCGCAGTTTATCAAGATGTTCAATGACTTGACTACCGACCTCGATATGCGGATACCAAGATGATGAAGCAGGAAAATATGATAGCTTCTCAATCCTAATTTCATGTTTACCGGAGTAGAGGGTTGCGCAGGATGATTTCTGAAAGCAACTTTTATGTTTTTCAAAACAATCTTTCAAATCTTTAGGTAGAGAGTTCTGAATCGCTTCCTCTGATATTATTTGTCTTTCATCTGATAGTGACTTTATCTTAGCAACTATCGGGGCTACCATCTTTTCGGCAACTTGTTCAGATATGGTTCTTGTTATATTCATAATTAAATAAATTTTTTGTTACGTTCAATTTCTTGCTGGGCATATACCAGCATTTGATGTTCATTAGCAGCCGGTAGATAAATATCTGCCTGTGCCGTGCTCCAATTACGAAAACGCTCAATAGATAAAGTCATTTCCCCTGTTGTCAGTTCTGCCGAACTGCGTAAATAAGTTACTTCTTCACCTTTCTTGTTGATCGTTTTGCGTTCAAACAAATCACGGTTGCAAGTTCTCTTATAGAAGTCAATTTTGGCTTCGTCAAGGCTACAACCGTACTCACTACCGAAATATCCTAAAAGAAGATGTAAGTAGCTGTTTTGGGCAAGCGTGCGGTTAGGAAGTTTCTTTTTCACTTCCACCACCGCACGTTCACTAAACAGCTTGTTTACATACTCTTTGAACTTGGGTATTTGATATTCATTCTTCAAATCGAAAATCATTCCAAACCAAATATTTTTTTATCTATAATATAGTCCCGATTTTCCTCTATGAATTCTATAAACCGTTCAACATGAGCGGTAAGCAACTTAACTGTCTGCTCATGATTATATGTATAATATTCAGGATAACGAACACCGGTTATCAGGGGATTCCGACTAGTTCCGCCTTTTAAATGGAAAGCAGTATATTCAAAAGCCTTAATATTATCCATTTGACCGGATGCAATTAAACAATATGGATATACATGTCTTTGCCATCCATGTTCATACTTTCCAAATTGATAATTAGAGGTAGATTTAATATCATAAACAACATCCCTTATTAACTCATCTATATATCCATATAATTCCACTTCTCCATAACAGGTGGGAAGTATTGCAGAAACCAATACTTGAGACAAGGCGTTAGCAAAATATTCCGACTGTTCAATACACCAGATCCTATCAAAGAGGAAATGTCTTTCTGGAGATATATCTGTGGCAGGAAAATCAACCTGAATAATATTGGTTTCTTTATCTCCAATTATAGTATATGGTTCACGCTCATTAGGAATATGGTTTTTCTTATGAATATAACAATCTATGATGGCATTAAAAGCCGTACCCTTATCTGATGCTTCACTTTCAAAGGGAACACGATTTATGGCATCTAATAGGCTTTGTTTTAGTTCTTCCTCTATCTGTTCCGGGCTCTTCTTATATTCTCCTGTTTCAGCATCAATATTCCAAAAACTTTCAACTTGTTCGTCTACTCTTAGATATTGAGTGAATTTATCAAGTAGCGTCGGATATAGTTTATACTTAGGCCGCAGGTTCATATAGATTCGATGCTTTGTTAAATTTCAAACCTAGTTTCTTACATTTTTCATTAAGTAGGATACTACCACGTAATTTACTATCAAAGACATGTGTCATATTTAAGATAGCCGTTCTGGCTTCATTGGCGGAAACCTGGTCTGTAACCTGCTCCACAGTATCACGGATTGCATCAACCACTGTATCATATACAGATGATAATTCAGTTTGTTTTGCTTGATACTCCTTATATGTAAGAATAACATTTGTCATAAAATCATTCTTTCCTGTTATTTGCCCGGAAGAATCAATAATGACAGGTATTTTTATACGTGATGGAAGATTACAAGTATTTTTACCATAAAACTTTTCACATGGATCAAAAGATATAGTTCGATCTTTTCCTATAGCTTCCATATACCCGACCAGATCAAGTTCTTTTATTAAATCTCCTGCAGATGAACCACCAATTTCTGGACGAATCTGTTTATCATCCCCATTCTTTTCTTCACGTTCATGAGCTACGAATATCACAGATTTTCCCATAAGAGAAACCTGATTCACAAAATTAATGAACATATTTTTCCGAACTCCATACCCTTGTAGAGATAACGTACCGTCATTCTTGCGCATCTTAGGATTGGTTTGTATAATGAATTTATCCATGAAAGAAAGCATTTTGCCCGCTGTATCAATAACAATAGTATCGAATTCTTCTATTTCCTCGGAGGATAATACTTCATTCGTTTCTTCCCAACTGGTTATTTGGACAGTAGGGACACGATGAGCTGCATTTACACGGTGAATACCACCGTCGTAATCAAACAATACAGGATTAGGAGCACTTAATGCAAGTGTTGTTTTACCCATACCTGGTTGGCCATAAATCAGTGCTGACAATGTAGTCTTAACGGTCAGCTCGTTAGGTTTCTTAATAAGTCCCATATCTTATATTATTCAAAGTGGTTAATCGAAATAAATAAAGCGCCTATCCTCACGAACCGACGCTTCCAAAATCGAATTTAAATGACAAAATTTTATTCCTAGATACCGAATCAACGGACACTAGGATTAGAATGGTTATTTGCGATTTAGAATTGCTTCTACGTCACTTTCACGATATAATCTTTTCCCTCCAACCTCTATTTTACGGAGATAACCTTTTTTATCCCAACTCCATAAAGTTGATGGATCAACATGAAGTTTTTCAGCAACTTCTTTTATCGTTAAATATCTCTCTTCCGGTCTAACAAATGATTCTTTGACCCCTTTTATTGATTTTTCAATCAAATGATCCGCAAAATCTTTTAAGTCTTTACTTTTAATTTTTAAAGTAACATCTGCGCCACTATCCAATATTTCTGTAATTCCCATAATTCCTCCTATTCTTTTTGATGCACCTCTTTTGAACTTCTCTCTAAAAGCATGAACACAGTTAACAATAGCATTATAATACATGATATTGTTTCGTTTCTAGTCATTTCGATTTGCAATGCTAGGTGGGTCACCATAGCAAGAGCAATGACAGCAATAGCATTTTGAATTTTATGAATAGTTTTCATAGAACATTATTTTTTAGTTAATACTAGACGATATAAAATGAATCACAGTCCTTTCTATTTCTAGTTGCTCGTACAGAAGTCCTTGCATTAGATCGTACCCTGCAACGTCTCATGTCCATTTGATAATCCGGTGTTACAGCAATTACCAAAAACCACACAGAGAAGAATAACTCAATACCGTGCTTCCTAATCTCCTTCAAATCAAAGTTTCTTTTAGTCCTATCACATAGCAGGAATAAAGTAAGCTCTACGTTATTGTTAATGCCTAACTTCTTATGAATATCCCTAATCTGTGCCTTTATGGTCCAAACTGACTTTTTGAGCAAATCGGCAATTTCATCTGGGGTTTGTCCTTTTGCGACTTCATTAGCTACTTGATACTCACATTGAGTCAGAGTTTCCATCACGAAATACGTTTAGCTCTAAAAACTCCCTTTTTATAGTCCAACTCTCCTTCTCTCTTGATTATAATTCCAAATCTGCGTCTAACACGATATCGAATTGTACTCATTATTCCATCATAAGCAGATATCGGAAATTCTACTACTTCATTTAGCTTCATTTCACTGATTGATTTTGTCCAATCACCAGTTATTTTTTTCACTTCTTTTGCCATAAGATTAATTATTTGATTATTATTAGTGGATAAGCCCGGATTCGAACCGGGAATGTAAATTTAAGAGCCTCACTGAATGTCTGGCTTACAATCTTACTCTACTAAGCGTTACCAATTCCGCCACTTATCCAATTAAAAAGGTGCGCTATTCTCACGAACGGCACACCCTACAACACAAACACAAAATAAAACACGACAAAACAAAAAGTTTAAATAGCTCCCCTGAACCAATTCGATCGGTAACCTCACG